AGGTTTAAAAAGTTTTCTTTTGATATTTGTCCTATTGATGAACTAATTAATCCAACTTGTCTAATATCATTACGAATTACTTTTCCGTAATTACCTGTGATTAACCAATCACTACCCTCAAAAGTTCTGTAATACAATGCTCCTGCATTCCAAAATATATTTTGTCTTTTTCCCTTTTCTTTTCTTGTATTACCATATAAACCTAATATCTTTTTTAAATCCAATGTTAAGTTTAAAGTATAGTTATACTCTTGAGTTAAATCAAAATTCTCTTGTGTGTAAACCGAATTAAATGTCGCTACTGAACCATAATCGTAAAAGGTGTTAACAATATCACCACCTATGAAACTTGGTTCCGAAGCTCCAATGTCTTCTTCGTCTTCTCGTTCTAACTCATCTGCTAAGTTAATTGTGCTCGCAGATGCTAATGCTTCCTCTGCTATGTTAACCGCACAAGGAAACAATCTTTCAAAATCTCGGTAGACTTGTTGTGTCCAATTCTGTAATGTTCCGTCTGCTACTTCCAACCAAGTAAAAAATCTTCTTTGGTTGTAATAAGTAACCCAAAATCCATTTTCAGTTGTTTCAGTTGAATAATTAAGATTAACCGCTTGTTGATTACAAGGGTCTATATAATTATAACCGAAACCTTGTCCGTAAAGACTACTGAATAATAATATTGTGAGTAACCATTTCATTCATTTTACTTCCAACCTGGATACTCACCAACTGGTCCACTATAAAGAAACTTTACTTTTGTTTTGGAAAATTCTCCAATCCACTCATCACCTACCTTTCTCTCTTGGTTGTTTGATTTAGTTTCTTGTTTTACTACTTTGGTTTCTTCTTTTTTAGGTTCTTCTTTTTTACTTCCAAAACCCCACATTACCAACCTCTTTTCTCTAATCTTCTCAATACATTAGCAACTGCTGTAATGACTGCGCCTGTTGTTGCAAATGATACGGTTGATTGGTCAAATGACATATCAAGGTTCTTTAATAGTCCTTCACCTTCTTTTGCTGATGTTCCTAATCCACTACCTGTAATGTATCTACCTGTTTCAACATTTACTAAACGAACTTGGATACCAACCATAGTTGTGTTTTTGATTGAAGCTTTTCTTCTTTTTATTTCTTCTTGATTAGATACTGCGAAGTCATAGATTTCTGCGTATGCGAACCATTTAGTTGTTGCGAACTTACCGACATTTAATTCTTCTTCAAGTAATCCACTAACACTTCGTTCCCACTCTT